CAAAGACAAGTACAAAATTTAGAACATCTGAGTTACTTGATTTTAATGATAAAACGGATAGAGAGATTACCGTATGGGCATATGACCCTGATGATACTACAAAACCAATTCAATATTTGGTTAAAAAATATATAAAAGCTATATCAGCTGAATTAAAAGAATTTACATATACATTTGGTAACAACACTTCTTTTTCTAAAATTAATATAGCTGATACAAACGTAGTTGATATTGTAGATGTAAGAGATTCTAATGGAAATAAATGGTATCATGTTCCTTATCTTGCACAAGAAATGGTTTACATTGATTATCCAAATACCGAACAATATGATAAAGACCTATCACAACATCAAACTGATGGAGTATCAAGAATATTAAAAGTACTAAAAACATCTAGAAGATTTACAACAGAAATTAATGATGATAATTCAACATCAATTGTATTTGGAGGTGGAACGGCAACAAATGATGAAACTCTAATACCTAACTTTAAAAATGTAGGATTGGGATTAAACAATTCTATTGATAAATTAGGAGCTTCATTTGACCCATCAAACTTTTTAAAAACAAAATCATATGGTCAGGCACCAAGTGGTGAGTTTACGATACAGTATTTAGTTGGTGGTGGTGTAGAATCAAATGTTTCCAAGGGAGAATTGACATCAATACAACGAATTGAATATGATGAAGATACTGATTTATTTACTCCATCTGAATTAAGATTATATAATTCTGGTAAATCATCTGTTGCTGTTGATAACGAAACACCTGCTACTGGCGGAAGAGGAGAAGAAACTATTGATGAAATAAGAGAAAATTCATTAGGAAACTTTTCATCTCAAAATAGAGCGGTAACAAGAAAAGATTACCAAGTAAGAGCATTATCACTTCCATCTAAATTTGGTGGTATCGCAAAAGCATATTGTGCACCAGATGGTGAGTTAGATAATAACTCCCCTTCTTCTATTTTAAATAACCCTAATTCTCTTGAAGAATTTGCAGGATTAGTTCAGAATTTGGGTGATAAAAAATTAACAGAACAACAAATTAAAGATGAACTAAGAAACTTTTTAGCAAGTAAAAAGGGAAATCAAAACGAAAAAAATAATCCATTTGCAATTAATCTATATACACTTGGATATGATTCATCAAAAAAATTAAATCCACTAAATCGTGCAGTTAAAGAAAATTTAAAAACATACATGGGTGAATATAGAATGTTAACTGATGGTATAAATTTTATAGATGGGTACATTATTAATATTGGATTAGATTTTGAAATAAGAGTTTATGGTGGATACACTAAACGAGAAATTCTTACTAAGTGTATAAATGAATTAAAAGAATATTTTAATATTGATAATTGGACTTTTAATATGCCAATAAACATATCAGAAATAGAATTATTAATAGCTGGTGTAGAGGGTGTTCAATCCGTACCAAAATGTGAAATCACAAACAAATGTTTAGGAAACTATTCATCTCATTCTTATAACATATTAGATGCAACAAAGGGTAAGATGGTTTATCCATCACTAGACCCATCTGTATTTGAGGTGAAGTTTCCAAATAAAGATATAAAAGGGAGAGTTCTATAATGTATTATTTCGTAACAGCATCAAAAGATGCATCTATATACTTACAACAGCCTACTCAAAATACTGGCTTGGATGAAATATTGGAAATTTCTAAAACTTATTATGGAAATTTGAAAGATGTTTCTCGTTCACTAATTAAATTTAATACTAATTCTATATCATCTTCAATTTTAAGTGGAGAAATTACAATGAGTTCTGCTGAATTAATACTTAATGAATGTGAGGCAGATGAGATACCAATTGATTACACATTATATGCCTATCCAATTTCTCAATCATGGGATATGGGAATTGGAACTCGTTTTGATACTATTTCAACAGATGGGTGTTCTTGGGAAACAAGAACTACTGAAAAGTGGTTAGGAAATGGATTTGCTAGTGGAACAACTGGTTCTTTCAATGGAAAAGGTGGAACTTGGTACACTGGTTCGGCTTCTTCTCAATCGTTTTCATATCAAAGTAATAATATTGAAATGGATGTTTTAGCCCCACTTAATTCTTGGATTAGTGGTTCCATACCAAATGAAGGATGGATTATAAAACACGATTCATCTTTAGAAAATGATACTGAGGATTATGGACAATTAAAATTCTTTTCTAAAGAAACAAATACAATCTATCAACCTAAACTAAGAATTGGTTGGGATGATTCTTCTTTCTCTACTGGTTCTCTTAGTCCATTAACTGCCGATGATATTCATATCACATTTAAGAGATTAAAAGTAAGATACAAACGAGGAAGTAAACCTACAATCAGAGTTTTTGCAAGAGAAAAATATCCTCTTAAAACATACACTAACGAATATGCTTATACAGATGTATATTATTTGCCTACAACTACATACTATCAAATTAAAGATGTAGTAACTGGTGAAGTTGTACTTCCATTTAATGATAACTATACAAAAGTAAGTTGTGATTCAAGTGGTAATTATTTTAAATTAAATTTAAGTAATTTTGAATATAACAGAGATTACTATATAGAAATAAAAACAAATAGAAATGGTGTAATTGAATACTTTACTGATAAAGAGTTAACTTTCACCGTAGAGAAATAAAATGGCGTTAAACGATAAATTTAGAATAGGAGAACTTGTAAAAAAGGGAGATGGAGCAATTCGTAGAGATGAATCTAATAAAATTATTGTGCGTAAAAAAGATGGTAAAGAAATAAAACCATTACCAAAATCTCCAAAACCATTTGGTGAAGAAAGAATTAAAGGAAAATTAGTAAAAGATAAACTAAAAGAAGATTTGGTTTATAGAGATGATGATATAAATCCAAACCAAGAAACTTTTTCAGGTGAATCAAATTTAAATATTGTTAAACCAAAATATAATGAAGAAGAATTAAAAAAGGCGGTTGATGTAAAGGTTGATGAATTAGTAAAAAAGAAAAAACTAAAAAAACCAAGATACATACTATATGAAAAATATCAAGGTAAGTTAGATGAAATTGGATTATTAAACAATGAACTACAACAGATAACAAATGAAAGAGATAATTTACTATCAAATGTAGAAACATTAGAAGGTAGTGTTGAAGTTTTAACTTCACAAATTCAAACATTACAATTACAAATAGAATTTCAACAAAAAGAATTAGAAAAATTAACTGAAAAATTTGGAGAATTATCAATAGATTTTCAAAACGCAGTTATTAAAGGTACAAAAGAAGGAATTGAAAGAGTTTCATTAACTGCTCAAACAAGAGGATTGCAGGCACAAAAAGAAACATTGCAATCACAACTTGAATCAGAAAAAGAAATTGTAAAAGCATTACAGGCTGCAAATGTAACACTTCAACAAACGATAGAAACAAATTCTAGAATATTTGAACAACAAATAGCTCAAGCAAATGCATCAGTAAAAGCTGCACAAGCAACAGCATCAACTGCTGCAAATTCTAAAAAGAAAAAAATTATTTGTAATGAACTTTATCATCAAGGATTTATTCCACAACTTATTTGGGATGCAGATGAACGATATGGTGATATGATGTTTGATAAAGACCCAAGATTGGTAATCGGTTATCAAATGTGGGCACGAAAAGTTGTAAAGTTTATGAGAAGAAAACCACAATATTCACCTATTGTAAACTTCTTTGTTAAACCTTGGACTGAATGGATGGCACATCAAATGGGTGTGTTACCAAAAAGTAATTTAAGAGGTTACTTAACTCATTTGGTGGGTAAACAATTATGTTATGTAGTTTATGATTTCAATGATGGAGATAAGTTTTATCAAAGATATTTAAATAGTAATTAATTATGGCAATTAAAGAATTTAAAGAAATAGTAGATAGAAAAGGATACTTAGTTGAAAGTGAGGATAGAAAAATATTCGAACAAGAACTAACTAAATCTAACTATGGATTGGGTTGTAATGATATGATTGAATTCATACTTTATGATTCGAATGATAATCAACTGCCACAGGGTGAAGATGGAAAATTGGTAAAATATATTTCAATTGATGATGCTGATTACAACAAATATTTTTTAAATTTACCTAAAAATCCATACACAAATAAATCAAATGACTCGGATGATTATATTGTTGATTTACAACAACTTATATTAGATTCTGGATATTCTAATGGTATTTTTAAAACCCAAGTAACTTTTTTAAATAGAAGAGTTGGTTCTGAGGTAGGGTTAGATAAAACTTGGATACACGAAGTATCTCCATCAAGAACAGAAATTAGAATACTTCCTCTTAAAAATAAATCAACAGATGAGGATTTAGAAAAACGATATTCTGTTTTCACAAGTAACTCAACATTTAGAGATGATATAATTTATAATATTAGAGAATATATTGATAGTATTAATATAGAAAAAATTAAAGAATTCATAACTTTCAGAAAAGGAACAGAAGCCGATGGAAAGCAATATATTAATTTAATTAAAAAAGAATTTAAAATAAATAATTTTGATTCCTTTTTATTAAAAATAAGAGATAAGTGGATTGAATCAATAAAATATTATGTTGATGGATTTGGTTGGGATATAACAAATCTTAATTATGGTAAACCACTTGGAAATAAACAAGATTGCATAGAACTTTCATTAAAAGAATTACAAACTGATTTAGAATCATCATTGATAAAGATTATAGATATGTTTTTATTTAAGAGAGATATTATAGAAGATAATATTTTAACAAAAGAAGAACAAATAACTTTAGACGAAGTAAAAAATATTTTAAAAACAACAACATCTGATGGTATTTATGATAGTACTATTCCTGAAGATGTATCTGCAATAGTTAGAGGTTGTACAGACCCTAATTCTAAAAACTATAATCCTCTTGCAAAAGAAGATGATGGTAGTTGTTTATATGATGAGGAAGATATTGAAGTAGCTGGTTGTACAGACCCTAGTTCATTAAACTATAATCCAAATGCAACAGTAGATGATGGTTCGTGTAGATATAAAGATACAATACCAACTGTTACTAAACAATATTATGTTTGGTCTGCAACAGCCACTATCAAATGGCAATTAAATGGTAAACCAGCTGGAATCGAATCAGGAGTTGAATATGATTCATTTACAATTACACATGATGTAGGAAATATAAAATGGGGAATAGATGATGATGTTAGAGAAGTTCCAAAAACTATTCAAACAGTAAATACCTTTTTCTATTATATTATAAACAGAACAACCTCATCAAATTGGAATTTTAATAACCAAATCTATACAGGATTAAGTGGATTTGGAAACACTGCAATACCAGACCTTAGTGGATTGTATGATATATATAATAATGACCCATTTGCAGGCCAACCTATAAATGTAACATATAAAGATGAATTAGGAAACTTAATAACATCATTAGAAATCTCTGCAGGAGAGCAGATTATGATTTGTGCTCAAAAAGGAAGTGTTTCTAATATACCTGGTGTTGAAGTTATAGAAGGAGATTTATGTAGTGCACCAACTAATACTGGTGGTGGAAGTAGTGGTGGTGGAAATAGTGGAAATAGTGGTGGTATTGGTGGAGGTGGTGGTAGAGTTATACCAACTCCAGGTAATAACGAAGTAGTAGATGGATATGATTTAGATTTACAAAATGAAAGATAAAAACTAGGGTAAGATAATGGCACAATTAGCTAATTTTAATAAAGATAACCAAGAAGTTAGAGATGAAAGTATTTTCTTTGATGAAAACGGAGGCGGCCTTAACTTAAATGGTGGAGGTGGCGGTGGTTCATCAAAGCCTATTAATATTATTAAAGGTTGTACAGACCCTACTTCATTAAGCTATAACCCCAACGCAACAGTAGATGATGGTTCGTGTCAATATGCAGTATCTACTGGTCCTGTAAAAGGAAAAACACTTTCTTTAAGTTTAGCTCCTAATCTAAAACAATCTAAGATTGTAATAGATGGAAAAGAAACAAATGAACTTGCTCCTAAAACGTTAGTATTTACTGCTAAGGAATTATTATCTCCAAAAACAATTACTGTTTTAAATGCAAATAAAAAGGCAAAGGAAGAGTATGTTGTTTATGCTATAAAAAATTCAATTAGAAAAGAAATAAAACCAATTGTTGATATCTTACCTGATGTAGATGTAATATTAGAAAATACTAACTTTAAGGAAGTAGGAGTTTCAATTACAGGTGATGCAATTAAATCATATGGAACGTATGATACACCTGAATTACGAAACCTAGGAAATTCTTCACTAAAAATTTCTTCAATATCTGGTATACCCGATGTTTATACAGGATATACAAGACCAGTTAACCCAATTGTTGTAAAAAGACCTGAATTAATATTAGGTGATATATTTTATGACTATTACACTTTTGTTATTGAAAAAAGAGGAGCCAATAATACAGTAAAAATAGCAAGAGCATTTGATTCTGAGTTAGATTCAAAAGGATTATCTGTTTTATTGGAAGGAAATGATGCAGTTTCAACACAAGCAACCGCAACTTTATCATTTACTTTAGAATCAACAAATCCACCACCTTTACCAATACCATATATAGTTGATATAGAATGTGATTTGGCAGGAGATGGAATTATACAATACATAACTTCTTGGGGAGATAGTGGTAAACTACCAAGTACAGGTAAAATACAATTATCTGGTGAAAATCTAAATAAACCATCTATTGAATTTTTTGGTATAGGAATATCTTCATATACACATAAGGTATCTTATGAATATATTGGACGTAAGCCAATTGAAAATATAGATTCCAAGTTTGAAATACAATCATATACTCAAACAATTGCAGTAAAGGCATCAAGAACAGAAGTAACACCATCGCCAACTAAACCAAATATAGCAGTTGAAGCAGAGATTGTTAAATATAATATTAATAGTGAAGAGCCATTAAAGATAGGATATCAAACATCTTATACAGATGAAGTACTTTATACACTTGGTAAAACACAAAAAAAATTATCAAGAAATGGTTCATTAATTTTAACTAAATCTGATTTTTTAAATGGTGTTGGTAACTATATTATTTATTTACAACCAATATCAGAAAGAGGTGGTACAGGAGATTACAAAAAAATAATAATTAATGTAATTTCAAAAGATTATATACCTGGACCTGATATAACTCATATTAATTATCCACAGAATATAAAAGGAGCAGATTTTAAAGAATATAATGTTCCATTTAAAATTTCTTGGCAATCTATTAATACAAATTATATAAAAATATTTGTAGGTAAAAAAAGTGATAATACATATTTAGGACAATTTCCAAACGCATCAGTAGCTACTTTTAATGTTGAAGAAGTTTTAAGAAAAGCAGGAGATAACTTAGATTCAGATGCTAATATAATTCAATTTAAATTATTAGTTGTACCTTTTAATGAAGAGGGAGATGAATTAACAGAAGGTAAGATAGAAGAAATAACAATTACTTTTGATAAAGGTGATTTAAAACTAAGAAGAGGTGATGTTTTAGCTGATTTAAGAAAATCATTTTTATCTAATATAGATAATAAAAAACTAATTAGAAATACTTCATCATTACTTTCACATTACTTACATATTGGGGAAGGTGATAATAGATTAATATCAACATGGGGTATTGATGATTTAACCTTTTCAGAAAAATATACTGATAGAGAAACTAATGAAACAAAATATAAAAATGTAGAAAAATCATTAGTTTTAAAATTATACGAACCATTACCAAGAAACATTAATACAAATGATGTGGTATGGATTTCGAAAATACAATCAGTTCCGCTAATTGATACAATAGAAATTACTGAAGATTTTTCAAAAAATTGTACTCCATTAATTCCTAACTTTAATTTAAATGTTACTGATTCAATAGGATATGAGGTGCTGGATGATTTAATTGCAAGTGGTTCAACTTCATCAACAGAACTTGTAAATGAGTTTGTTTCTTCTAGTAACTTTAATTTATCAAGTTTTAATATACAGTTTGCAAAACAAAAAGAAATAGTAGTTGAAGAATATAGTGGTTCAACTGCAAATATAATTGTATCAACAGGAGTTGATGTTTATAATTGGGATTCTTTTGTAAAATATTCATCTGCAGAAGAAAGAAGTGAAAACTTTTTATATAAAGTAAAATTAATAGAAGCATATTCTACTTCAGTTGCAGATATTAATACACGAGTTTCTACTGTATCATTATCAAATCAAAAAACAAAATTAGAAAGTAAAATTAATGATGTTAAAAAAGGATTTGATTCTTTTGAAAGTTATTTATACAACTCAACTGGTTCATTAACTTATCCTGGTGCTGGATTAAACGAATTATCTGCATCTACTGATTCAGATGTTACTTCTTGGTACACTCATATAATATCATCATCAAAACATTATGACTATTATAATTCATCAAGATTATCACACAACTTACCAGAATATATAAAAGAAGATGATAAGAATGATGAATTTACTTTATTCTTTGATATGATTGGCCAACATTTTGATATTATACATACTCACATTAAAGGTATTTCACAATCTAAAAAATTAGAACACAAACAAGATATAGGTATTAAAGATGATTTAGTTTATCATTTATTAGAATCATTTGGATTTGATGCAGATGTGGGTGCAGAAAGTCAATTATTGTGGGAACATGCATTTGGTTATTGGGATAAAAATAAAAATACAAGAACAGATGGAAGTTCTAAATCAGTATTAACTGCTAAAGATAAACAACAACAAATATGGAGAAGATTATTAAATAACTTACCATATTTAAATAAACACAAGGGTACTAAAAGAGCATTACATGCAGCAATGAGTTGTTATGGTGTACCTGCTTCATTATTAACAATAATGGAATTTGGTGGACCAAAAGACCCAACACAAGATGGTACAACTAAATTTACTTTTGAAGATAGAACATTATCAATTAATCTTACTAGTGGAAGTTTAATTACAGTTCCTTGGAAACCCTTTATTAGTTCACTAAGTACAGAATATCCAAACTCAGTTGAAATACGAGTAAATACAGAACAAAGACAAGACCAACGAATATTTAGTGGTTCGGAATGGTCATTAGATATTATTAAAGATACTGGTTCACTTGCTAAAGTTAAATTAACAGTAGGACCTGATTCGGCAAGTACAGAAGCTATTCCATTTTTTAATGATGAATATCAACATATAACTGTAAATAGAACAAGTGGAAGTTTAGATTCATTTGAAGTATTTGTTAAAGAAGGATTCCAAGGTAGAATTAGAAATCAATCATCTGCTTCTATTTTATCTGCAACAACTAAAGCATGGACAAGTGGTAGTGAATTACATTTAGGTGATACATTCATCGGTTCAGTAGATGAATTTAGATTATGGAGAACACCTCTTTCTGAATCAAGAGTAGATAACCATACATTGATGCCTGATGCTATTGATGGTAATCATATATCTGCATCAACTCATGATTTAATTTTTAGAAATGATTTTGAATATCCTAAGAACAGACACTCGAGTGGTGATGTTGATATTAAGAATGTTGCTTTAGTAACAACATATTGTACCTCATCTGTTGCAAGTGGATTTGATAGTAAAACAACATATCCATATCAATACACTCCTTATGATAGAGATGTAACAGCAAATATTCCATCGACAGGATTTAATTTTGCAAATAAAGTAAGATTTGAATCACAAACAAAATTAATAGATTTATCTTACAGACAACGAGCAACTAAAAAATCATTTGACCAATCTCCTGTTGATTCAAACAGATTAGGATTATTTTTCTCACCAATAAAAGAAATTAATTTAGATATTTTAAAAGGACTGGGTGAATTTAATATAGATAACTATATTGGTAACCCTGCAGATGAATACTCAGATGAATACTCTGATTTAAAAACATTAAGAAACTATTACTTTAGTAGATATACATTAAATCTACATGAGTATATTCAGTTGGTAAGATATATTGATAAATCTTTATTTAAAACATTAGAATCACTTGTACCTGCAAGAGCAAAAGTTGCAAGTGGATTATTAATTGAACCACATATTTTAGAAAGAAGTAAAACTAAGTGGACAAAACCAAGTGGTACACATAATTCATTAACATCATCGATAGACGTGGAAGAAGATGTAAATCTTACATCTACGAATCCACAATATAATGTAATAGTATCTGCATCACAAGATGTAAATCTTATAGGTACAAACCCACAACATATAGGAACGATAGATACTGAATCAGATGTGATTATAACATCTGTAACATCCGATTACTCGGCAACAGTTGCAACTGAAGATATATTTACATTAGAGGGAAGTATCACACGAAATTCTGGTTCTAATATGGGGGGAATTTCAATTACAGTAGATGCTAAAATGACTGGTTCTGTACAAGGACAATATGATTCAACTGCATATCAACAAGTTGGAATGGATATAGATGGAATATCAAAAGTAGGATTTGGTTTATATGGTAGTGGTTCTCATGCAATACGAACTAGATTATTTAACAATAATATTGTAAAAGATAGAGTTAAGGTATTTTTATTAAACGAATCATATACAGAAGATGTACCACAAAATATATCGAATGATTCATCTCAAGGTACACAACTTGTAACTCAAACAAAGTATAGAAACAGAGTTTCTATTTTACCATTTACTGGTTCTGATGGATTAGAAGCATCAACCCCAAGTGGAGGTAATATAGTTTCAGTAACTCCATTAAATGGATATTTCCCAACACATTATAGAAACGTTGGGGATTTAACAAGTGGAATGGAAAATTCATTCTTTAATGGTTCAAAACAAACAAGTACAACTACTTTAGATGGTGGTTCACCTGTACAGACATTTACTACTAATCCAAATACATTAAGAGTATCTGATAGTGGTAGGGGAAGTGGGGAACCAATTTTAGAAGTAGATTAATTTTTAATTTAACTAATTTTTAAAATAGTTATATTTATATATTGAATAACAACAACAACAAGGAATTTAGATTATGGCTTATTTAGATAACACCGAAATCACAGTAGATGCAATTCTTACAAAGAAGGGTAGAGAGAAATTAGCAGCTGGACAAGGTTTAAACATTTCAAAATTCGCATTAGGCGATGATGAAGTAGATTACTCCCTTTATGAACCAGCACACCCAAAAGGTAGTGCTTATTATGATTCGGCAATCAAAGCGATTCCGATTACTGAAGCATCTCCTGATGAAACTCAAGTTTTAAAATATAAATTGGTAACTTTACCAAAGGGAACTACTAAAATTCCTAAAGTAGAGTTTGGTATCCCTTCAATATCAGTAAACCAAAACTCAGGACAAGTACAACTTTCACCAACAACTTCACCAAGTGGTAATACACAAAGTGGATATACTGTAATTCTTTCTAATAAGAATGCAGGTTCTATTGTTGGAAATGGAATATCAAGTGGAACAGGAACAGTACCATCATTCTTAGGAGATGAAATTACTACAACTGCAGCCGTTGAGACAGGATTAACATTTGTATTTATTCCTAACCCGAATATTACAACAACAATTAAAACAACTATAACTGTATATGGTAATGAAACTGGTGGTTCACAATCTGTACCAGTAACAGTTACATATGTACAACCAAGTTAACAAAGGATAATATAAGATGGCAACAATACAAGGACAAGCAGGAGTTAATTTATCACAAGAATTAGCTACATACCTATCAGAAAACCAAGGTAACTATACTTCAGAACAATTAGGAACAATCATTAATCAATACTTAAGTGGTGGTGATAAGTTAGGAAGTACAGGAGGACAAATATCTAATGGTATTTATAAAAGATTTGGAGAATTTGACCAAATAACTGGTAAAGTAGAAGTAGTAACGACAGGATTATGGAGTGGAGATACAGGAAGTTTAACTTCTTTCTTTACATCATCTGCTCAAGTATCAGCAACAAGTGGTAAATATTATTATAATGTTTATAACACAGCAGCTACTTCTTCAAATCAATTCTCAATCGCATATGGAAATAGAACAGGATTAGGTTCACCTGCATTATCTGGTGATGATACATCAACTTTAGAAACTAAAGCAACATATGCACAATACAAACAAATCCTTTTAGAACAAGATGATTCACAATTTACATTTTTATCATCATCAGCTGCAGGAACACATGATTCAGATGCCATCTATGTAATCAATGTTGCAAGAGCAAGATATAAAGAAAAAATGGATGCTGGAAACTGGTCATTAAGTTTAAGTGGTGATAGTGGAATTACTACAACTTTAATTGATGATAGTGGAAAGAAATTTGATGATACTGTTGGAAAAGCAGGTAGAGTATTTAATATAGTAACTGGTTCACTTAATTTAGGAACTGAAAATGCAGCAACTGTAGCTTCTTCAACTGCACCAAATGGAGAAGGATTTGGATTATTTTATCCAGACCAAGGGTTAATCGTACTTAATCCAACTGCATTAGCAAGTCAAATTGGAAATGTTCATGGTTCATCATTAATCGGTTCACTTTTAACTAACGCAAGTGCTAAAAACCAACAATACTTATTTGATTCAATAGTATTAGGTAATGATTTTGAAGCAAGAAGAACAGAAAATGTTTCTACTTCTCATTATTTTATAAGAGCAACAAACAGAGAATTTAACTTCTCAAACAATCCATCATTTACAACAGGTTCAAATGGTTCTTTCACAGAATCAACATTTGAAACAAATCCTCAAACATTTATTACAACTGTTGGATTGTTAAATGATGCAAATGAAATGATTGCAGTGGCTAAAACATCACAACCAATTCCAAAATCATTTGATAAAGAAATATTAATTAAAGTAAAACTTGATTTCTAAAAATTAAACTAAACAGAATTGGTGTGGTTGCAAACATATCGTTCACGAATATAACCCCACCACGAGTGGGGTTTTTTGTTTTATTATATTTATATAAAGGAATTACACTATGTTAAAGACAATATCAAAATCTAATATTACTCAACGTTCTTTTAATGCTTACAAAGAATGGGTAATTACTAATGATGCATATCCAATTGAATCCGCTTCTTTATCAAATAATAAATCAAAATATAAATCTATATTAACTAAATATTATAGAGACGATGCAAATGTTTTTAACTTGTATGGCTCAGTATCTAATATAGCAAATATTACATCGGAAAGAACTAGGGCTAGTCAACTTAATATTATTTCATTACCACAAAACAAATATGGTGAACAAATAAAACCAAATTCAGTAGTTTATACTGATTTAAATAGTTCAACTCGTTTTGTTGATAATGGAAAATCTGAATTAACATCTACCAGTCCATTATATAATATTGTATCTTTAGATTTACACTTATCTCAGATAGTCATAGTTGATAATGATTTAGAGCAATTTACATTAACAATAGGAGATTTAGATTTAGAATCAGGAGAAGTTGTTTTAACATTTGGTTCTGATAGTGATTCAGTTATTATTGCAAGAATAGACTTTAATACATCTACACTTGTAACAACAAGTGATATAGATATACCTAATTTAAGTATAGATAAACTTTCATATGGTAATGTATTTTATTCAGATGGGTTGATTGTATTAACAAATAATACTTTATCAGATAGATATAGATTAACTTATAAAAGTACTAAAACAATACATGAAACTGAAGTATTAGTAAGTGTAAATGAGGGACAGTTTAATTATTCTCAAAATCCATCGGCAGTAGAAGTTACTTTGAGTGGTTCTTATGATTTTACAACAACTGCAGTTACAAATGCATTTCCAAGTCAAACTAAAAAGATAAAAGAAGTTTTAGATATAAAAAGAAAACAAACATATACTGGAACAACAGGTTCTAAGCAAGGTACTTGGAATGATTATTTTGAATCATCCTCTACCGACCCGACTGGTTCATATTTAACACCATTTATTACAACAATTGGTTTGTATGATAATGATAATAATATGATTGCAGTTGCTAAATTACCTAAACCAATAAAGAATTTACCTGATTACGATGTAAACTTTATTGTTCGTTTAGATACTTAAACAATATTTATATAATACAAAGGAGATACTAACTATGGCATCAATTAAAGACTTATACGACAAATCAGAATTTTCTAAATTAGCAGATAACTCAAAGGATAAAACTCCTATCTCTGCAGATTCTACTAACAAGCTTAGTAAAAATGAAAAAGCACTTGCACTGGCAAGAGGTGGTAAATTGAATTTGAAAAAGTATTCAGATACAATAAAATAAATTAAATCAATTAATTTTGAGTTTACTCTACAATATTCCAGGTAAGTGGGCATTTGTCCATATTCCAAAAACCGCTGGTACATCTATAAATAAAATATTATTAACTGATAAAAATACAAAATTTTTAACATCACACGATTCTATTAGATTAATACCAGAAGATGATTTATATACATTCACATTTGTAAGAAATCCATATACACGATTTTTATCAGCTTGGAATCACGGCGTAAGAAAAAATAAATATACTTCAGATTTGAAAGATTTTATAAAAAATATTAATTTAAATGATGTTTGGTTACTACCTCAATCATATTATGTAAACGAAGGTAAAACCGAAAACAAAAAAATTAATTTTATAGGCAAATATGAAAATTTAAAAAAAGATTTTCAAATAGTTTTAAACAAACTTGGAATTCAAGGAACCCTTGAACACTTAAATAGAAATCCTATTTACAACAGTCATCCAACACTAAATCAAGAAAACTATTATCTATCAACATATAAGCATAAAACATGGGTAAGAGATTTCGTAAAAGAAACTTATTACAATGACTTCAAGATTTTTAACTATGACATGGACATATAACGGAAGATGTATAACTGAATTATCCGACATGCCAGAAGGCACACATGGATTTATATACAAAATAACAAATGGATTAACTGGTGAATATTACATCGGTAAAAAACAAGTACAATCTACTCGTAAGAGAAAGTTTGGTAAAAAGGAAACTGCTGCATTAACTGATAAAAGAATGAAGCGTTATGAAATGGTTACCAAAGAATCCAATTGGGTAGATTATCGTTCTTCAAACAAAATCGTTAGTGGTTGGTTTGATAAAGATGGAAGACCAAATCCAACTTCTAATGATACATTAGAATTAAAAATACTTAAATTTTGTGGAAATAAGAAATCTTTAACTTATTATGAGTTACAAGAACAGTTTTCACATAATGTATTAGCTGATGAATTATCTTTGAATGATAACTTATTAGGAAAGTTTTTTAGAAAAGACTTGGATATATCAAATTAATTTCGTATATTTGTAATGTTAAAAGTGTAATTATGCTCTCACACCATGAGAAACAAGAGGTTGTAAACATATTAAATGATGTTTTAGGTGTTGGTACATCTATGAAAAATGATGAACAGGCACATTTCTGTCCTTTTTGTCATCATCATAAGAAAAAACTACAAGTTAATATTAAAACACAGTATTGGCATTGTTGGGTATGTGATGCAAAAGGAAGAAAGATACAGAGGTTATTAAAAAGACTTCATGTAGATGCTCGTAGATTAAAAAAGTTATTTGAAATCTATGGTGATGATTATATAGTTTACTCAAAAGATACTGAAGAAGAAAAAG